GCCTTGGCGAAGTTGCTGTCGATGACCGCCAGCAGTTTGCGACCCGCATCCTCGGCGCGCTTGTATTCCTCGGGGTTATTGCGGGCGACCCGGTTCCGCACATAGTCGATGTGTGTCTGGTCGGGCTTGGGGAGGTAGGCGGCGGCTACCCCAAGTTCGGCTTTGACGACACCGGGCTTATCCGAGTTCTCGGAGGCTACGGCGATGCTGGCGGCTACGCGCTGGTCACTCTTGTCGATTTGGGTGCCGAGGGTGCCTAGGTCGGCGGTCGGGGTACCCGTCCCCTGCGTGTCGGCGGTCGGGGTGCAGGCCACGAAGCCGAAGAGGGCGATGACCAAAATACGATGCATCGTAATTTGGTTACTTACCCTTGAGCGCGTCGAGGAGAGCCTTGCCCTTATCTTCCGTGGTCTTGATCTTGGCGGCGTTGTTGCGGAAGAACAGGAACCCGCAGGCGAAGCCAGCGGCGAGGGACAGAACGATGGCGATGAGGTAGAGCATGAGATTAGGAAACAACCCAGCGATTGGCGGCAACCTTGACGCAGTTCACGACCTGCGAACCAGTCGATGTGAGGAACTGCGGCTGATTGGTGTTGGAACCATTGATGGAAGGTCCACCCATGCCGTAGGACTCTGGCGATACGGTGATGTAGGAGGCGTTCTCAATCGCCAATCGAACGGTCGTTCCAATCGGGAAATTGTAGGTTCCGTCCATCGGGATGTAGATCGTCACATAACTGGCGTTGTCGATGTGGACGATGTTGTTGGCATCGCCAGCGACCAGCGTGTAGGACGAGTAGGACGAAGATACCGTAGCGGAAACAATAGGAGCCGGGACGCTGGTGAGGAAGCCAGAGGGATTGCCAGTCAGCGGGTAGTAGTTAGTTGAAAGGTAGGTCGTGAGGTCGGTCTGGTCGGTCACCGTCCCGGTGATCCCGCCCCAGACAGCCGAACCACCGCCGCCAGTAATCCATTCCAATTGAGATGATGCGTTGAAGGAAAGGATTTGTCCCGGGGTAGGGTTAGCCGCCAACGAAGTGGCATACCCATTCGTGATATGGACGATGCCGACGATGGACGACCAGTACAGGTTGCCATCAATACTGAAGATTGGCGTGTCGTAATTCGCAGTCGGGGTATTGCCGACAGCGGAGAGCGTACCGTTGGAAATCTGGCTGACCGCAGGAGTGGTGCTGGAGGTCACCCACTCGGTATTGTAGTCGGTGCCGTCAATCTTCGCCAATACCTGCCCCGCGCTACCGCCGACAGGAACGCCAACGCCAGCCGTACCCTGCGGGCCAGTCTCGCCTTGGATGCCCTGTTCGCCTTGGATGCCTTGCGGGCCTTGGATGCCTTGGTCACCCTGCGGACCTTGGATGCCCTGCGGACCCTGCGGACCCGTATCACCAGTCAAACCAATCGGACCCTGCGCGCCCGTGGCACCAGTAGCCCCCATGGGACCAGCAGGCCCGGTAGCACCCGTGGCACCAGTCGCACCAGTCGCACCAGTCGGACCTTGGATACCCTGCGGACCTTGAGGACCAGCGGGACCGATGGCACCCGTGGCCCCAGTCGCGCCAGTAGCACCCGTGGCTCCCGTAGGACCAGCCGGACCTTGCGGACCAGTCGGGCCAGCCGGACCAGTAGCCCCCGTGAGTCCAATCGGACCCTGCGGACCTTCGATGCCAGCCGCGCCTTCAAGGTTCACCGTCCAAGCGGCGTAGGTGCCAGAACCCGTATGGTGCTTGATGTCGGCAACCATCGCACCCGTGACGGCGTTGTAGGAGACAACATCACCATGCATATGGTTGTTGTTGTCGTAGGCGATGATGATGCTCTGCTGGGTCGTGTAAGCCAGCGCGGTGGCGACCGTGAGGTTCTTCGTGCCGTTGCCGATCAGAAGGCTGGTGGTCGAGGTCGTGGCGTACTTGTCGCCCGTGATGCCTTGGATGCCCTGCGGACCTTGGGGACCAACCGGGCCTTGCGGACCTTGGGGACCAGTAGGACCGACAGCACCAGTCGCACCCGTGGAACCAATCGGACCTTGGGGACCAGCAGGGCCAGTATTGCCCGTGTCGCCCTTAACGCCTTGCGGACCCTGCGGCCCAGTCGCGCCAGTAGCACCCGTATTGCCCGTGTCACCCTTCGGACCTTGGATACCTTGCGGACCTTGGGGGCCAGTCGGTCCGGCAGGGCCAGTATTGCCTACGGGACCAGCGGGACCAACGACACCCTGCTGGCCTTGCTCACCCTGCTCACCTTGGATACCTTGGATGCCCTGCACACCTTGGTTGCCCTGCGGACCAGCGGGACCAGCGATGCCCTGCGGCCCAGTATCACCGACCGGGCCTTGCTCGCCCTCGGGGATGGTGAAATCTAGGACGGCGTTCACAGCCGTACCAGAGTTGACCACCAGAGCCTGCGTACCCGGCGCGCCCGTGGTGGTCGTTCCGACCTCGACCGTGGCGGCAACAACCGGGAGTTGAGGGTCGATGGTGACCGTGGCAGGGACGACCGGGTTGATGCCGAGGTCAGCCGAAGCCAGAATGGTAAGGGTGATCGCCATTAGGTGTAGATGTTCTTCGTCACATTATTGAGGACGGAGATGTTGATAGTCTCGGAGTAGATGGCTACGCCGTTCTTGACGAACAGCAGGTCCATGAACCCCGTACCCCAATGCCAACCCTCGGTGTTGGCGTAGAAAAGCGTGAACTCCGTGGGGCTGACGATGGTGACGGTGAGGGGGTACTCGTAGCCACGGGCATCTCGGACGGTCGTGTACAGGTCAACACCCGTGAGGTTGGCGGGCGCGCTGGGGCTGGACTGGGTATAGACCCCCCCAATCGAAAGGGTAGACCCCTTGGTGAAACTAAAGGTCGGAGTTGCCATAGGGCTTTGGAATTAGCCCCGTGTCAAACCACCCAATTAGGGGTACGGGCGGACTTGGATGGTGCAATCGTCCGGGTTGCCGTCCTTGGTGTAGCCTACCCAAGCACCGCCCCAAGCGTCCTGCTCGGTTTGGTTTAGCCTAGTTGGCGGGGTGCCTCCAAGTGGCACGAAAAAGAAACCACCAAATGCTAGGTCATCGGAGATGGTTACAGGGCCGTAGAGACGCTGATCTACCACCCACCTAATCTCATCGTGGTAAATCCTAGCCACAAGATACCGCTGGCAGTTGTAGTCCAAAGCCCACCCCTGTACTGATGGTTGATAAATATACCCTTCCTCGGGGGTTCCAGTTAGTTCAAATGGGTATTTCCAAGTGCGCCCCATCCAGCCAGCATAGAACGGCTTGGTCTTGTCGTAAGCGTCAGTCCCGTCAGCGATAAGGGCTACGGTTACATTGCCAAACTGCGAGCCTGCCGTATTTGAGTCTTGGTTCCCGATGATGAACAAGTTGTAGACCTCATTCCTCTCAAGGTGGAAACGACCTCCGTTGTTGATGAACGGAGAACCGAAGTCCGTACCAGCGGTCAATGACCCGGTAGGGTAGACCCAAGCCTTGATAGCCTGTCCTTGAAGGGGAGGTTTGAAATCTGGCTCCGAACTAGCAGTAAAATCATCTGCTTTTGAATTAGTCCACAAGATGTCACCCTTGACGATTTGGATGGAGTCTGGGTCGATGACCTCATCGCCCTGCGGGGCCACTACTACTTGGAACGGCTGGTAGATGGGAGGCGGGACATAGGGAGGCCAAGTAATCGACCCGACCACGCGCTGTTGGACGACAAACGGATCACCTACACCCTCACCGTTCCAGATGACATCGGCAACCTTGAAGCCATCGACTTGGTAAGCACCGGGGGGCGGCGTGATGCCGGGAGGTAGACCAACTGGGGCGGACTCGGGAGCCAACTCGTCATCCTCCGAAGCGTAGATGTAGAAGTCCGAAGTCGCGCCTTGGTTGTAGGTCACCTTGAAGGCGTAGACATAGAAGGTCACGCCGCGCGGAATGATGTACCCAGCCCAAGGGCTGTACTCATCGTCCTCGTTGGTAACATCCAACGGATAACGGGGGTCAACCGTAACGATGTCGGTACGCTTCTCGATGGAGTGGCTCGACTGGTCAACGGACGGGTTCCAGACATTGCCGCCACGGGCAATCCTAACCGTGAAGGTATCGAAGCCGTCCAACTGGATAATCTTAGTGCTGACCTCGTAGTGGTTCACATACGGGTCTGGGATGGCGGGAGGGTCGGGGGTATAGACATCCCGATCATCGGTCGGGAAGGTCAGCGTACCGATGGCGTTCTGGGTGACATTCCAAACACCTGTACTGGGGCTTTTGGTCGCGCTACCGACAAGGATGTATCGGCAGTTGGTGTTCGGCGGGTAATCACCGTTGGATTGGATGAACGATGGCAGTCGGCCCGGGCATCCGGGCGTATACTCGCCAGCGGGCATGACCACGCAGATGGGATTGTAATCGACCTTGGTAGTCGTGTTGTAGGGCTGGAACAGCCATACCTGCCAAGTGTCGTCCCCGAAGGTATTGTCGGTCGAGCCATCCTCCCCGACCGCATAATCCATAGTCTCCTGCGGATGAACTTCGGAGTTGTAGGTGGAGGAACACTCCAAGATGGCTTCCGCGCCTTCGTAGATGGTGGTCGTTACCGAGTCACCTGCTTCAAGGGTCACCGTGGTCGGAACACCATCGACCACCATGTTCATTATAGAATAGCCACCAGTTCCAACGGTGTAGGACTGGCTGGAGCCTTTTGGAAGGGTAGCCTTAATCTGCGAGGAACTGCCGTTGCCAAGCGTGAAGGAAGCCGTACCAGTCTTGCCACTCAAACGACCATTGGACTCGGTGACATCACCGCCAGGGTCCAGCGTATACTTGAGCGTCTTGGAGCCATTCGGCCCCATCGTGTAGGTGGTGGTGCCAAGCCGTCCAAGAGTCCAGTTCTGCTGGAGGCTGTCGCCAGCGCGGATGGTCTGGGTGAATGGCTCACCGTTGCGAAGCCATTGGGTGGTGACCAAGCCGCCGTTCTGGTTCAGACGATAGACTGTCGTCCCAGTAGACCCCAACGAATAGTTGGTGGTCGTTCCAAGCGCGCCGTTGGTGACGCTTGCCTGTCCGCTTTTGGTTAGGGTTCCCATTATGTCGAAAGTACTACATAACCGTCCTCTTGCATGAAGCCGGTATTGGTGGTTCCGTTCACAACGGTGTCACCCGTGTATCGGGCATACTGGGTGATGAGCGTCTGCGTACCGCAGGATACGGTCGGGTTGCCTTCAGCATCCGGCCCGAAGTTATGCTTGGCCCAAATCACGGTGCCGATGCGTACGAACAACTTGTCGCCTTCGGTCACGATCTGAAACTGCTCAAAGGTAGGAATTACCTCTGGGTTGGAGGATGCGACATAGGGTTCAGATACATCGTTGTAAACGACCCCGCCGTTGCTGGTCTGGAACTGTATTCCCTGCGAAAACATCGTCTGGGCCTTGTCGATGCTAACGCCCATTCGGTTAAGGGCGCGCGCCGAGATTTGTTCCCCTTCGGAAAAGGAACCATACCCAGATGAGTTGAAACCTCCTAGTGAACGAGCCATATCAGTCGAAGGCAGAAAGGGGATAGATGTCCTTGTCCCAGCCGCCCATGCCAGACAACATAAGGTCGGCGGTCACCTTCCATAGCGAACCAAAACGCTCCACCGAGGTGCTGGTAACAAGGAAAGACTTGTTGATGAAATCATCCCATTCCGGCGTGTAGTTGAACTCGCCAGCGTATCCTCCAGTAGCAAGTTTCTTGTATTCTTCTGGGAGATAAAATGCGTTTCCGTTGGTGACAAACCCAACGATTGAGGCACGATCTAGAGCGTTAGACTCTTGGTTGAAATAGATGAGAACGCGCAGGGTATTCTGCGGCTTGTAAAACGACTTGATGCCAGCCTTGATGTTCGGTCGTCCGATGTCCTCGGCGGACTGATTGGGCAGGAAGCCGATGAACTGGCAGTTGTTCAACTGACCAGACCCTGCGACCTTGGGGGTCCAAACGGCTCGATTGGGGTTAGTCGTAGGGTTGGGGTCAAAACCGCCGTTCTCCGGGGGAGGGCCAGCGAGAGGCTCGACATCACCGAAGTTCAATAGATTTACACGGATGAAGTTCGGGTGGGCTTGGATGGACTCCGAGGCGGCGGCACCAGTCATCTGTACCTGCGGATCGCTGTAACCACGACCATCGTAGTTGATGCCCAAGGCACCACCGCCGCTTTTGGAAAGTCCGCAGTAGTCGGCCTTGATGGTGATAATGTCACCCTTCTCCTCGGTCATGGTTGCGCGCCACAACTTCAACTGCGTATAGTCCGGGCTGGGATGCGATGTCCCACGGGCAAAAATATTGGCAAATGTCCCGATGTATGCCCTAGACAACTTGAAGGTCACGGAGGACTGGAGCATACCGAACCCGTCCGAGTCAACGGTCCACCCGGGCTGTACCTTTTCAATAAGAAGGTCGTTACCGTACTTGATGATGGTTGGGTCGGGCATTAGAAGGTGATCCAGTCGTGTTTAGACAAATCTATCGTTTGGTTTGGCTTTTGATTTGAAGGATTGGTATTTCGCGCCGTTTCCTCGGTCGCCATTGCAATACGCTCAAGCGGAGTGAAAGCGATGGCGGATACGATGTCGCCGCCACCCATCTGTTGCATGGTGGACGCGCCTTGGGCTTCGGTAAGACCTTGGGGAGTCAGTTTCTTGCCTTGGCTTTCGGTGAGTTCCTTGATGCGTTTAAAATAAGCATCTTTTTCTTCACCACTCAAATTAGCACCCCAAAGGTCAAAATAACTTTTCTGTTGTTCCTTGGTCATCCCCTTGGACATCTGCTTGAAAACTCCTTCGGCATAAAGCCTGCCGGACTCCTCCTTGGTGTCAGAGAACATCTTATTCCAAAGACGGGACGAAACATTATTGATGAAGTCCATCACACCTTCGCCCAAGGAACCAACAAATCCGATGATGTTGATGAAAAAGTTTTCAATAGACTGCCAAGCGGGGTCCCAAGAGTCTGCCATGTTTGAAGCAACTCTGTTGGAGTTTGCGTTCAAACCAATCATGGCTTCTTGTTGCTTCTTGAGATCAACAGTTCCCTGCTTAACCAAGGGGAGCAACTGCTCGAAAGACGATCCGAACAACTGCACACCGTAGTGCATCAGCGTTGCATCATCGGTCCCGGCTTCATAGGATGCGGCAAGAGCCATGAGTGCTTCTTTGTAGTTGAAGGTGCCGTTGCTGATGTCCTTCAAACCGAAGCCCAACTTGGTCATGGCGGCGTTGGCCTCGGAGCCACGGATTTTTGCCTCGCCCATCTTCTTGTTGAACTCGGCTACCGAGTGGACCATAGCCTGCGAACTGATGCCAGCCTGCTTTGCTTGAAGTTCAAATTTGCGAAGTTCTCCGACAGGGATGCCGGTGGCTACGGACATATTGCGAAGTTCACGCGCCATCGTTGCGTACTTCATCACGAACTCAAAACCCGCACTCAAGACGGAGAAGATGGCTTGGAATTGACCGTATGCGCGCCCAAGCGTTGCGATAAAACCACCTGCTTTGGCGGTTGCATTGCCGCCACCAGTAGATGCCGCTTTCGTTACATCATTAAGACCTTTCTCAAGTTGAGTAGTGTCCGCACCAACCGTGACTGCGATTTCGGATGAGGCCATCAGTTCTTTTTCTCCTTAAATCGGTTGATGATGTTATCGAAATTGTTGAGCATTTTTTCGTCGTCCGTAGACACTACTTGAAGGTCTGATCCGTTGTAGATGCCGTGGGAGATGCTCATCCAGACGGCTTCACCCTCCGGCATAGTCCACGCTTCTTCAAGAGTGCAACCATTACGGACATTATTGGCTACACAGGAAAGAGTCCACGGGATGTTCTCCTTGGACTTCTTCTCCTGCTTGGACCAAAGTTTAGGGTAGGAGCAGGACTCCAGCATAATGCCTAGGACACGCCCAACTGCCCGCGCCAACCGATCACGATTGGAGTTGAGCCAGAAATAATGGAATTGTTCGCGCAAGGTCAGAGGCTCGTTGATGCGAACCTTGTCCAATGTGGACATGATACGGACGGCCTTGATGACATCCATTGCACCAAACTTACTATCGGCGTGATATAGGAACGGGGATTCGATGGACTCCATCTGCACCCGGTGGCGGAGGCAAAACGGCATCAACCGTTTCCCGCAGACTTTTACATCCAGCGGGATGACGGTCGTAGCCTTTAGGTAGCGCGCATCCATGCTGGATGCTGACCCCTTAAATGATTTCCTGATACTTGATACCTTTGACAGTCACCTTGCGGTAGTCCTTGTTCGTACCCTTGTCGTCAATCGACTTGAGGATGAACAGGGTGCTATTGTAGGTGAACTGCGTACCGATAGACGGTAGGGTACCGGAAACGCCAGACTTCAGGACACCATCAAGGGTGATCTCGATACGGCGGTCATCGAGGTGGTTCGTGATCACACGGCCCTGCTCGTCAGAGACTTCGACATCGAGCGCGAGGGACTCCGAGAAATCATCGGACTGAACCACCATGTAGGAGATGTCGTCACGAAGTCCGTAGAAAAGTGCCACGCCGTATTCGATAGGGTCTGCCATAGGAGGTCTTTGGAACTAGCCGATTGTCAAGGAGCCGGGGGTAGCATCACGAACACCGTGTATTCAAGCAGGTTGCCGTACTTGCGCTGGTGCATACCCTCCTCATCTTGGGTCACCCAGAGGTCGTAAAGGATGCCGTCCGTACCGAGCGTCCAAAGGGCTTTGAGGGCCGCTTTGTCGGACATATAGTTCTGGACCGTCTGGACCCGGGTGCGGTGCTGGTCTAGGGTGTCGTCATCGGCGGACGAGTAGACCCCGATCTCAAGCGTCACGGTGTAGTTGCCGTAGGGGTGGCTACCGAGGGCATCGGCGGCGCGGCTGGCCTTGGCGTAGACGGTGACCAAGGGGATGACCTTGGTTTCCGGCGTGATGCCCTTGTGGACGGCGACACCCGTGAGGGCGGCGGCGAGGTAGGCTTGGACCTTTTCCTCGACAATGGTACGGGCGGAGTAGAACGGGATGCTCATTAAGGGATTTGGGTTACATTGAAACCTTTAAGTTTCTTGGTTACTTCAAGAAGGGTGCCGTGGTTCTTTTTACCACTCAAGGTCTTGAGCATCCGTACGCGCATGGCGTAACCACGGTGGTTCCATGCTTTCTGGAACAGGTGCCAGCCTTGTGTGTGATCCTTGGCGATTGAGTTGCCGATGCGGATTTTAGGGGAAGGTCCAGTAAGCGCGGGCTGAACAATGGCATTGGAAGAACCCTGCCCTTCAATCCATTTAGATTGCGGAACCTTGCCGAGTTTCTTCGCCGCCCAGTACCACCCAGCCTTGAGTTTGCCTACGCGCTGTTGGGTCTTTTTGATGTAACGCTCGACCATCTTCCAGTCGCGCACATAGAAGTCCGGCTTGCGGTTCTTGCTGACATGGTAGTGCTTTGGACCACGGACCATCCGATGGATAGCCCCAATCTGTCCCTCGGACTCTTGGAGCATGATGTTGCCTGCTCCAGCCAAGTTGCCGTGGCGTTTTTGTTTGAACAGATCGTAGTCGGCCTGCGTGACCATGCCGCTGGTCTTAAAGGCATCAAAAAGCCACGAAGGGGAGTGGGGAGGGGGCTTGTCAGCCTTCGCCCTCACCCAAGCGTCAAAGATGCCTAGGTTGCCACGCTGGGCCACAAGGCCAGCGGATGCTTGGTCTAGTGGGGCGAAGATATTGCGGATGTCCCGGTTGACGGCGGCTCGTCCTTTATCACGGGCTTTCAAACCAAAGCCACCCTCGCCGCCCTTCGTGATTTGAGGTTGAGAGCCGGAAAATGGGGGGTACAGGTCGCAAGCGTCACGCGCCAGCAATCGAGCCTCATCCTTAACGACTTCAGCCACGGTCTTACGCATGACTTGGCTGAACAAGGCCACATGGGTGGCGTACAGGCTGGCATCTATACGGACACCCTTCTGTACCGTAATCTTAAACGCCATTACTGCACCAGAGTCTGCACCTTGCAGATCACCCACGCCGAGGGAGGTCGGTCGGTGACCGTCATAATGCGATACTGTTCTCCGTTGTAGGCGATGATG